CGCGGTGCTGGATGGCCTCGAACTCGGAGGACTGCGCCCGGGCGGCCGCCTCCTGCTGCGCCAGCTCGGCGTTCATCTGGCCCTGCTGGTACTGGCTATAGGTGGTGACGGCAGTAGAGGCCGCGATCAGGGCGATTTGCCAACTCATACCAGTATCTCCATCCAGATCCCCAAAAGCGAGAACTTGAGGGGATCGGCCTGCGTGATCGTGATCTGTCCCTCGCGCGAATAGCCCAACAGGTAGAACTCGTATCGCCCCGTCGCCGGCGTCGGATCGTTGCTCAGATCCTCGTTGACCTCGCGGACGATGAAGTCGTTGCCGCTGATCTGGAAGTCCAGGGCCTCGTAGACGTAGAGCACGACACGGCCGATGCGCTTCAATTCACCAGAGATCGGACCATCGGCCAACGCACCGGACACCGGCATGGTGGTGATGGTGCGGGTGTAGTTGAGCCCGGCATAGAGATCGGCGACGTCATCGAGGATGGTAATCTCGCCCGAACCGTCGACCACGAAATCGCCAAGGTAGCTGTCGCCCGACATGACCGAAACGGTCTCGGCCTCGAGGTGGGTAAAGCCGCCCCAGGTCTTGCCCGAGACCAGCGAGCCGTCGGCATGGCAGTCGACCGTCTTGGTCCAGTCGAATTTCTCGAGGTAGTAGACCGTGGCGGAATTGACGGTGCGCTCGACCACCACGAAGATTTCGTTGTTGAGCTCGCACACAGAGATGAACTTGTCCGTGCCGTCGCACGACCACGGCACCCAGGCCGCGATCTTCTCCTTGCGGACGGAATGGTAGACGGCCATCGAGCCGTCGGAATTGACGAAGAAGGCCAGCTGCTCTGGCGTCGTCTCCGTACCGTGAAGAACGGCCAGGTCCTGCACCCCGGAGACCAGATCGTCGGCCGCCAGCGACAGCGCGTCGCCGGAATAGATGTTGTGAACGTCCTGCCAGATCAGCTCGCGGACGGTCTTCGAGGTGTCCTGCACGTAGACCGTGGCCTTGTCGAAATCCCACGGCACGACGTTGTTGGCCCCGTATTCGACCTGCTGCGTCGTCTTGAAGTTCGAGGGCGTGATCGGCGTTGACGAGCTCTCCGAGACGTAATGAACGCCCTGGTCGGTGAGGACAAGCAGGTGCGTCGAGGAATGGAGGTGCTTGATCTCGTTGACGCTATCGGCGCCCAAGGGAGCCTGGATGCTGTCGGCGTCGCCGGCGACATTGACGTCGAACTTGAAGAAGGCCCACTTGTTGGAGCCGAACATATAGCTCGGCAGGTCGCGGCTGCCGCCGAACCATGTGCGCCCGCCGTGGAACTGGACCGACCGGGCATAGCCATTGGCCGCCGAAAAGACATCCTCGTCCCAATCGTCGGAGGCGGCGGTGCCGCCCAGGGTCTCGCGCACCGTGGCCGTCACGTTCGTGCTGTCGGTGTAACCCGTCACCTCGCACTGCAGGCCGGTGTACCGGACGATCGAACCGACATGATCGGAGGTCCAGTGCGCCGCCGAGGTGGTGAGCGTGATCGAGCCGGTGGTGGCCGAAGGCGTCAGGGTGACGGTGGTATCGGCGAACTTGTAGAAGGGGACGTACTTGGGCCAGCCCGAGGAGTGGGCCTCGAACGGAAAATCGGCAACGGTAAAGGTGGTTGCACTGGTGCGGAGGATCCGCTTCTGCATGAAATCTTCATGCGCAACGATGATGGTGTCGCCCTTGATGGAGATCCGCATCTCCCACAGATCGGCGGTGGCCCAGGCCATCGAGGTATGGCTCTCCACCAGCGCCATGTCCTCGTCGTAGATGTCGAGCCGGGCGTTGGAAAAGAACAGCTGATAGAGCTGCGTGGTGTTGAACTGGAATTTCTCGAGCCGCCCGGTGCCCTGCAGGGTCGCGCCGTAAAGCGTGGCGGGACGGCGGGCCTGGCCGCCCTGCACCAGCGGCACGTTGTTGGGCAGAGCCGCCGCGCCATTCTCGTACATGGCCAGATCCTCGCGCGCCATCATACGGGCGTCGAGCTGACCGGCCGAGAGATTGGTCTGCGTCTTCCGAAGGCGCGCCATGTTACCTCCGGGCGGCGATAAATCGGTTGCTGTCGAACTTCTTGGAGGTTTGCTGCTGGGCGTCGCGTTGACGCGCCAGGCGCATCTTGGTGTCGGCCCGCTCACCCCACACTTTGGCGAGATCCGCCTTGCCCGCGACGGAGCCGCCGAAGACAGAGGCGAGCTCGAACTCGGTGGCGATGCGGAACCAGGCGGGCCAAGCCGCCTCGTCGACGCGGGCCTGATAATCGGCGACAACGGTGTCGCCGCTCGCGGCATTGCAATAGACCTGATCGCCGTAGACGGCATAGTCGATGTCGATGTCGTTGACGGTAACGCGCTCGAGGTTGAGGCAGTCGCTGGGCTGCTGGTAGGCCGCGTCCCACAGCGTATCCGGCGCGGAAGCCAACAGGTTCATCGCCTCCTGCTGCATGGTGAAGCGCCAGGGATAACCGGTAATCAGGCCTTCGACGTGTTCGTGATAGATCGCATCGGCGACGGTCGCCTCGGTCGAACCGTCGGTAAAGCCCGTAATTGGATTTGCCCCGATAAGCACGAGGGCTTTCGAGGCAACCTGAACGTCTGTGGTGGCGATGCTCATCCGTCAGGGTGTCGAGGGGGAAGGGGAACGGCTCCCCGTATCCCCCGCCCCTCGACGTGTCCCGGCAGGAACGGGACTAGTCGGTGTCGGTGACAGCGATGGCCGTGGTGTCGGAGACATCCACGGTCGTGCCGTCGTTCGACAGGACCAGATGGAAACCGCTCGTGTTGACGGTCCCCGGATTGGCGATGTCGTCCACGTCCTGAACGATAATCAGGTCGCCGACGCCCAGCATGTTGACAGCGTCGCCGGTGAAGTAACCGGCGCTGTCGACAACCGCGGGGGCGTCCAACGTGCGGTAGTGCCACAGGTTGAAGCCGCCACCGTGGGCCAGCAGGCTGAGGTATTGCTTGTCAAAAGCCAATTTTGCCTCCTATGGCTTAGGTGTCGTACAGCACTTCGATGACGCCGGTGTCGTCGATGATGACGGAACCGTGCGACATATCGGCTGCGGCGAGGGTGGACTTCTTCTCGGGGATCCAGTCGAGATCCAGATTGAAGTCCTGGCCGATGGCGTGGCCGGCCGCCGTGCGGTGGTAAGCGAACATCTTGGTGTCGCTCGAACCGTCCTGCGGCAGGTTCTCGTGGGGGAACCACTTGAAGCCGAGCCAATCCTTGGCGACGACGCCCTCGTACCAGATGTTGTCGGCGCCGATATAATCGGCGTTCGAGAACTCGTCCATGTCGAGGAGATCGCCCCAGGCTTCCCAGCAGACGGCGAAGTAAAGCTGACCGTCGAACGGGATCGAGGACTTGCCCATGGCCTCCATGATGGCGATGGGCGAGGCAACCGCCGACCACGTTGCGGCAGAGCCAACGTTGTTGGGGTTGGCCGTGGCGTCGAGCGCCGTGGTGATGATGCTGTCGGTGTCGATGCCCATGGCCGAAGCGATGGAGCGGGCCGAGACCTGGCGCTCATCGTGCTGCACCTTCAGCTCGTCCAGCTTGTCGATGTAGACGCCCGCGTAGCGGTCGGCGAGCGTGCACTCGACCGGCGCGTGGGACTGGTGGCTGATGGGGATGTTGCCCTCACGGGACTTGGCACCGGCAGAGACCGAGCCGATCACCTGAAACGTGGTGCTCTCGCCCGTGATGCCGGTCTTGGTGCGGATGGTGTTGCGGAACTTGGAGCCCATCTGGCGGTACTCCATATGGGCTTCGCTCTCGAACTGCTTGACGAAAGCGTCGTCAATATCCGGTTGGGACATAATGCCCTCCTATTGGTTTCCGGTTTGCATCTCAGCATCCGGTTGTCACCGATAGGGTCGGGGCGGTTATCCCGTAAAAGGGGCCGCTGACCGTTCTCCGTGGCCGGCAGTCGCCACAGGAAAACCGATCAACGGCCCGATTAAAACGCACAAGATACTTTAGGCGGCTTTCGGCGGATTGGAGAGCACCCTGAAACCGTCCTCCACGCGCTTGATGAACTCGGGATCGCGCTTCTTGGGGTCGCGGTAGCGCGGATCCATCATCATTTTCTCCAGCTCCTCGCGGCTGAGAGGATCGTCGCCGGTGTCGTCTTCGCCGCCGTCACGCGGCGCAACGTCACCCTTGGCGATCTTCATCACTTCCTCCATGGCCTTGACCATGGCGCTGTCGGTGGTGTGCTCGATGATGGTGGCGTAGGCTTCTTTCGAGAGGTTCTTGCCCGCCCACATATCAACGCGGTCGACGCGGGCCTGGGCGTTCTCGCCGAGCTTACCCATCTCCTCGGCCTTGTTGGGCAGGCCGCCGAGCTGAGCCGCGACGTACATGCCCATCATTTCGTTGAAGGCACCCTGATTGAGCCCGTTGGTGTGCGCCCACTCCTGGGCAGCGACATAGCCCGGATCCTTGGTGTCGATCGAGAACTCGGCGCCCTCGGGAATGAGACCGTCGGGCAGCTTGACCTCGTAGCCGGTCGCCGCCTCCGGCACGCCCTCGCGGGCCTTGGCTGTGAACTCGGCCTCGATGTCGGTGCGCAGCTGCTCGTCGGTCTTGCCGATCTTGGCCTCAAGCTGAGAATAGCCTTCGACCAGGGCGTCCTGATCCTTGAACTTGCCGAGAATGAGATCGCCGTCTTCGCCGTCGCCGTCACCCCCGCTGTTGTCGGGCGGGGTGCCATCGCCGTCGCCGTCTTCGGGAGCCATGTAGTATTTCATGCCGGGAGCGTATTTCATTTCTTCTTCTCCGTTCCTGCTTGGATACGACGGTCGATCACCGCCACGAGAAACCGCTGGCCCTCGAGGTGCATGAGGCTGTTGGGCTCAATGCCCGGCCCCGCCACATTGTTGAGGGTCAACGATTTGAGATAATCGAGGACGGCCTTGCCCTGCGCGCCGCGAAAGACCTGGGCCATGTCCTCGTTCAGTTCCTTCTCCTGCTCTGCCGTTCTCACCACGCCGTCAATCGGAGAGGGCGTTCCTGCTGGTTTTCTCAAGGCAACAAGCTCCTTATGTTATCGCCGCCGATGTCCATGCCTTGGGCGGCGGCCTGACCGGCGATCTCGCCAGCCTCGGCTGCGTTCTTCTTCTTCTCGTCGGGCGTAAAGAACAGATCCGAGCCGATCTCGTACCACTCGCCCAGCCGGGCCATGAACTTGTCGCCGTCGACGTTGGCCTGGAAGACCTGCGGCCCGAGAATTTCGCTCGAGACCTGGGCGAAATTGACATGCTGCGTAATGTCTTCATTGCGCTGCGCCCGGACCATGGGCGAGACGGCACGGATCTTGATCTCGCGGCCGTCGATGGTGGGCAGTTCGATGCGGCCCTGCTTCTTGAGGATGTAGATCACGCGCTTAACGATGGGATCGGTGTACTCCATCTTCATGCGACCGAACGGCGAACCCAACACGCGGGACAACTCGGCCATGCGCTCGGCGGTCTCGGTGGCCGACATCGGCGTGCCTTCACGCCGCCCCAGCGTCTCGTTATATAAAGCTTTGTTGATGTTGTGGCGCTGGTCCCTGAGCACGAGCTCGGCGACGTCGAAGTCGCCCGGCGACGCCAGGGGCGTCAGGCCGGTGGATCCCACGGCGCGGGGGATGATGGTGCCGGGCACGAGATTGATGTTGTGGGGATTGACCACGCCATCGTCGTCGGCCTGCCACATGCCGGCGATCGACATCTCGGCGTTCTCGAGAATCAGCTGCACGGTGAGGTTGGCGGTCTTGATGGCGGCCAGGGCGTTGTAGATCGGACCCCGGCCCCACACTTCGCCCGCCGCCTTGGACCAGCGCGGGTTGACCCAGGGGCAGGAGCCGGTGCCGGTCCAGCGGTCTTCGTGAATGGCCTCCTTGTTCTTCTCGTGGATGACGACGTGATCGTAGGCTTCCTGGGTGTCGTCGGAACGGTCGCGCACCGTCGCCTCGATAAAGGTAATCTCCTTCTCGGGCTTCTCCTCGATCTCCTTCTTGAGCTTCTCGGAGAGAGTGGCGTTGGGCCAGATCGTCTTGATGTTGCGGTGCGCCACCTTGCGACAGCGGAACCGTCCCTCGACACGGCCAAAGGGGCCTTCCTCGAGATAGACCTCGTGCATCGGCACGGCATTGAAGCGGATCGGCTCGAGGAGGTCGCCCTCGTCGATCAGCATGTTGCCGGTGCCGACGCCGATGTCGAGGAAACATTCGTGCGCCTCCTGCTGATAGTTCGAGTTCTGGATGATCTCGAAGACGTACTCCGTCACCTCGTCCAACTCGCCTTGTGCCTTGGCGGCCTTCTCCTCGTCCAAACCCTTGAGGATGGCGGGGGCAACCTCGAGGCGGGACCAGCGCACGTTGTCGGGCGTCATGCCCTGCACCATGCGGGAGGCGAACTCGGGCGCACCGACCACGGCGGTCTCGTCAAAGATCAGATCGTCGCCCCGCGTGCCGGCACTGCGGGTTGCAAACCCTTGGCGGCCCGGCATGGTGTAATCGAAGCACTCGCGCCAGGTCGGCTCCCACAGCTGGCGGCGCTTCTTGGCGATCTTGAAACGCTCGATCAGCGCCTTGACTTGGTTCTCGTTCAACATGGTCAGCCCCCGAGATTGGGTGTGGTGGATGGCGTGTCTTCAAAGCCGGTATAGCCGCCCGACAGGAGGGACTTGAGACCACGCAGGCCGCGGCGGCGGGCGCGAGCTTCTTCTTCCAGCTTCTCGGCATCGGCTTCGGCCTGGGCTTTGAGGCGGGCCTCCTCCTCGGCCTTGAGGCGTTCGGCCTCCTTGCGCCGTTCCTCGGCCTCCTGCTCGGCCAGCTTGGCGGCACGCATTTCCTCGTTGGTCGGGCCTTGCGGTTCGGGCGGGGCCATCATCTTCGGGCGTCTCAGGAACGACATACCCATGTCAGCCTCCCATGGTCGACTGTGAGGTGAAGCCGGTATAGCCGGCGGAGAGGAGCGACGACTGGCCGATCAGGCCGGACGCGAAAAAACGGGCGCGCTGGCGGGCCAGCAGCTCGGCTCGGGCGGCATCGCTCAGGCCGGGGTCTTCGTCCTCCGGTTTGTCTTCCTCGACCTCCGGCTCCACCGGCGTCGTGATCTCGACATCGGGAACAGGGGAGACGGTAGGCGGCGGCGTTTCGGGCGGG